CCTAGAATCATTGTGTTGTTGCGATCACGTTGTTGGATCATGGATTCTTGTACAAGACTCTTTTGTAGATCCAACTGTGCGTGACCTGCTGAATACAAACCATATTTGTAGGTAAAGTATCCCTGTTCAGGATTTAGAAAGTTCATACCTTCGATTCCGCGATCAAATCCAGCGGGAATACGATCGTCGGCAATGAACTTTTCTAAACGCTGTTTAGCAATATAGGTGCTGTAGAACGAGCTGATGGCCGGAAGATATACAGCATAATCCTTCTGTAGTGGGGTTAGGTTAACTTGTTGTGTCATTATTATGTCTGTGCAGGAATGATGTACTTGTAAGTAGCAATGCCGCTGTCTAATGTAATTTGCAATGCACCTTCATTAGACAAGCTCATTGTTGTGTTATTAACATCTGCAATTTTCAAGATGCTCAAGATGGGAGCAACTGGCCAAGTCCAACCTTTGTTTAAGTTGCCTGTGACACCTGTGGCAAAGATAAACTCACCACCGTGGCTGCTAGCATCACCAAAAGTAAATTTCAACTTGTCGCCGTCTGTCTTAGCAAGGAAAGTTGCGTGTTCGCTGTTAGCTGCCGCTTGGAAACTAAAACGCTGTACGCTACTTTGTGTAGGAATAACTTCAACATCCCACTTAACACCACGGAACTTGGTAGTCTTAAGTTTTTCGTTGATGATTTCACTATTCATAAAACGGTAATCGTTCTTAAAGTCGCCTGCCGCATTTTCAAAGTGAAGACCAACTGGAATAGTTTCACCGTTGCGATCAGCAGTCATCAACTCAATCTTAGCGTCCTCTTTGTATTCAGGACATTCCAAATTGTATTTCAATTTGTTGAGTTGTGGCATGCCAAACACACCGACCATCTCTGGCTGTGGATTAGTTGCCTCTCCGAACATAACAACAGTTCTGTCGTCTGCCATTGAGTCAATTTTTGTAGAACTTTCGTCGCCTGTAATTTTTACAATGTTCAGGAAGCCTAGGTTGTGAGTATGACTCACGATGTCTTGTAAGATGTCTTTCATGTTAATATCCTTTTGTATAGTTTATTTAGATTTAGGTAGTTTGTCAACAAATATTTTAGTCAAAGCTGAACAAACTGCCGAACGTGTTATTTTGTGTCGTGGATTCTAAGTCCCATTCCAACACACCGATTAAGTTATCAAGTTTATTATTGATAATTGTAGTTTCCATTTCTGAATGATCGAATGGCAGATCTTGGAACCATTTAGGCAATCGCATCTCATCTACTGGATATGCAATACTGGTATAACCTAATGGATTGTCTTTGACTTTACAGACAATGACCTTCATACCATCAACAATGCCCATGCTGTACTTGTCGCCATTCATACGTTTGAGCGTATTCCAATTGATGCTGGCACGGACATGTCCTGGCATATTGGCCTTGCCTTGTTTTTCTTCTTTCTTTTGATACTCAGCAATGTTGTTGGCACGTTTTGGACTGCCTTTTTCCCAACCACGTCTTGCCTTAAACTCAGTTCTAAATTCTGTAATCATTTCGAGAATTTCTTCTTCTTGAGCATTATTTAGAACTTTGGTTAATACTTCTTCCAAAAACTTTTGCATAAATTCCGGAGTATCACTGCGTTTCAAATCTAATCCCATGGCCTTGATCTTACCGGGCTTACCGTTTACATCTTGTCTCTTACCATCTTTATCGTAATACAATACAGCATAACGTTTCTTGGTAATAAACAGGCCTTTGATAGCAACAATTTCACGACCACCTTTAATAACCTCACCTCTACTCTTAGGGCAGTGAAAAGCATCTAACATAAAGTCTGGAAAAGTTGCATTGACATTGTCTGCAATGGTATCATACAACTGCACTACAACATCTTTGTCCCAAGGAATCAATTTCTTTTGGATATCAGTCTTTAGTGTATTGTATGCAGAGAAATAACATGAGTCAGTATCACCGTAGATAATACTTTTACCAACGTGATCAAACTCGCCAGTAATCATTTCATTTACTTTGCCTGCCATGTGTTTGGCAATTTGCCTACCGACTAGAGTGGTTGATTGTCCGATACGTTTGTCGAAGAATCGGCAACCAGCGTTAAGAATAGCACCGTACAAACTGTTCAGGTTAATTTTCTTAACCAACTGACGTTTGTCCCAATACTCTTCTTCAATCTTATTGCCAGCGTCGATACAGGCCTTTAGTTTTTTCTGCATGTCCTTACGTTCGGCATACCAACGCTTTAGCAAGCCCGGAATAATACCTTCATGCTCGTAGGTAAAGATTGTACCATTGGCACTGAGCATCCATGGTTGATTGCTTTCGAATATTAGTCTATAACATTCGGCTGCACTCATAATATCACTTTCACCGTTTTCCCAGTCGATGGTAATTTCCCAGGCTTTATCTCGCCGCATGACTGCTTCGTACTCAAGGCTACCAAATATGCCTTCCCAAGCTGCCGCAAAAGACTTCTTATGCACCAACATCTGCTCTTGGATGTATTGGTCTGTTCTGTCCTGTCTCAACTGTCCAACAATAGTCTCTGGACCCATGTTTAGGGCACGAATTGCACTTGGATATAGTGAGTTAATGTCAATAGATCCGATCCAGTCATGAAGACCTTTTTTAGGATATGCAACATAAGCACCTGCGGCTTGATTGTTTGCTTCCTCATCACGCTTGGCACGATTGGGAACAATTAAACCACGATGATGTGCTTCATTTACAATGGCCTGTTCGGTCACAGCCACAGCACCCATTGTAGTTTGTAGCAATACAGTACATTCGTGTGCCAGTGTGTTGGCTAGATCTAAGAACTTTAATTTCTTATCTAGCTTGTCCAACAATGCAGTATCCTGCCTGTTGTATTCGATAAACTTACGGAAATCATTATTGTAAAGTTGATCCAATGTACCTTCGTACTGCGTCTTGGTCTCCCCTACCTCCATTTCTCCAATGGCATCCAGCCTGTAGGTATGGCGTTCTTCGTATGTATATTTGCGGTACAGCTCGAGACTGTCCAGATGAACACGACCAACCAGGTCATAAGTAACAGCCGCTTTTCCATACTTTTCGTACTCCCTCTTCTTAGGAAATTGACCCCATAGACAAAATCTTCGAGTGTCTTCTTTACTTAGTGCTTTAGTGACACGATTAACGGTGTATGGAATATCATAACCTTCACTATTCCATCCACTTAGGATATCCGCATCTTGGATAATATCCAAAAATGCATCTAACATTTCTGCTTCAGTTTCGAACAGTATTGTATTGGGAAAATCCTTAATCAATTCTTGTGCCTGTGCCATGGTCAATGTCTTTGGCGGTACTGCAAAACAAACCAATGTGTCTAACCATTGTAGGTGAACTGCGATACTGGTAATTGGCATGAAAGCATCTTCGGGAGTGCTATAGCCACGTTCTGGATCAAAGTCCACCTCAATGTCGAAAAACGCTACATTTAGTTTTGGCGGTTCGTGATTGAGATAGTTTTCCTCAAGCGTCTTGAATACCGTGTTAATATCGGATTCATATAACTTGTGATTGCTGTGGATTCGTTGTTCTTTCTGGAAGTCTTTAAAACTTCTTGTGACAACTTTGTTTAGGTTTTCACCATAGATTGATTTATATTTGCCCCGTTGATCCGGGTAATAAAACGTGTATCTTGCAGGGAACTCCTGAAAGATTCTGCCTTTCTTTGGATCTCGCTCAACGACATGTACAATGTCCTTATCGCGATCCCACATGGCATCGACATAGCTCATAATTTTCCTCCTCGTGATTTATGGCTCACTGACCGTTCTTGTGATCATTTGTGGCTGATCGTACCATACTTATAAATTATTTAGCATCCTGATCAGCCCTATGCTGTCAATTGATACTAGCAGTAGATAGTTAGCCAACATGCCAAAAGATTTCCTAGTCCAGCTAGCCCAACCGTACATAGCACAGCCAATGATCCAAATGGGATAAAGAGTAAGAAGCGGTGGATTAGGGACTGTGACCGCCATAGTAATACTGCAACCAACACTAATAGCCCAAGCAAGCAGCTCAATAGCAAAGCGAACTCTGTTAGATTTAAAGTCATCTTTGATCCATTCTAATGTTGGTTTAAATATTTCAAGCATTAATCTTCGCGTCGGTTAGCGTGTCCTGCGATATCAACAATAGTTTCCAAATCGTCAAATTCACGGAATACTTGATCCCACTGATCCTTTTGTGCAATTTTAATTGCCTTGCGGATAACACTGGGTTTGACTTCCAATTCTTCGGCAACTGCGGCAATAGTTTCGTTGAGACCTTCAGTAAGAGATTGTATTTCAGATAATACAGTAACTCCTTCTGCAATGATTTGTTTAATTTTGGCCTGTTCAGGTGCTCCAAACGATTTACTCATAAAATTCCTTTATTAAAATAATAGTATATACAAAACAAGTAAGTGTGTCAAATATTTTGATAAATAAAGGTGCCAATCGCGATCCGGCAAGATCCACTGGCTCTAATAGTATAATATTTAAAAGGAACTACCAGCATGATTACTTATCTCTATGTAAAGACCCACACAATAACTGGGCTTAAATACCTTGGCAAAACTGTAGCAAAAGATCCGCATAAGTATCCTGGATCTGGCAAGTATTGGAAACTACATCTAAAGAAGCACGGTAAACACTATACTACAGAAATACTCAAAGAATGTCAATATCCGGCAATGGTTGAATATTGGGGAAAATACTATAGTAACCTATGGAATATTGTAGATAGTGATGAGTGGGCAAATTTAAAACCCGAAGTAGGGGACGGTGGTGGATTACCTGTTGGGCATATTTTATCCGATGCTACTAAACAAAAAATTGGAGACGCAAATAGAGGAAGAAAAATGTCTAATGAATTTTGTAAAATGCGTTCAGAAAATCAGAAAGGCAAAATTCCGTGGAATAAAGGTACAACAGGCGTTCAGATAGGAGCGAACCGTGGTAGAAAGTTTGGTACTCCTAGCGAAGAATATCGTGCAAATATGTCTAAAATTCTTAAAGGTAAACCAAAACCTCCCCGCACTAGACAACATTGTGAAAATATTTCTAAATCAAAGTTAGGACATAGCCATCCCCAATCAGATGATTCTAAATTAAAGATTGGTAATGCAAACAAAGGCCGCCGCCGAATGCATAATGACGAACTAGGAATACCTATTAAAATGGTTCCTGCTGATAAAATATCAGAATTTTTGTTAAACGGATGGAAGTTTAACAGAGAAATTCCTTAATTACAAACGAGCGTCTATAATATTCCAATTTATAATTTTCCACTGATTATTCAAATATCCTTTTTTATCGGCTTGATAATCGTACATGGCATGTTCCCACCAATCTATCAGCAGTACAATATCATTTTTAATTTGGTGATTGGCAATGGTTTTAATCTCACCGTTCCGGGCAAGATAGGCCCAACCGCTGCCCTGTATGCCCATAGCAGTCTTTTCAAACTTTTCTTTAAACTTATCAAAACTTTTAAAATGTTGATTGATAAATTCTAGAGATTTACCAGCGGGCTCATTTGATCCTTTTGGTGATTGTAGTTGTGGAAAATAAATGCTGTGTAGGAAAGCGCCCGCTTCATTAAAGTCTGGATCACCCTCTCCAGCATTAAATCTATCTACATAACCCTTGTATAACTTACCATAATGATAATCTATTGCTTTTTTACTCAAACTACGACCCAGGCCATCGCGAGTATAGGGCAAGGCTACCTGCTCTAATTTTTTAATTGCCCTACCTTCTTGTAGTTGTTTTATAAAGTTATACATGGATATATTTATTGTTAAATATCATGTCAAGTGGTTAACCGGGCATTCGAGGACCCCTAACTATGAACTTTCCCTGTTTTTTCTTAGTACAGCCAATGTGGCTTAAAGGTAAATCGACGCTTGACTATTTGTTCTTTTTGGCTCTACCAGCCTTCATATTAGCTAACCAATGTGCTAGTTGTCCTTTGCGTCCGCCTTGTTTAGCAGTCTTACGCAGGCTACTTACACTGGCCATGGTATTGATGCCGTGTCGTTTGCTGTCACCTTTGTCTTCAGGATGACGTCCATCTGCAAAGTTTTCATTTGTATTTTTTAAAAATGTGTCAGCAAACTTTTTGCAAAGTTCTCTAATGTCTTGATTGTTTGTTTCTTGTAAAGTAAAATCACGTTCTTCGTGTTCGTCGTCACCTTGACTAGGATCCATATAACCGCAATATACTTTGCGTACTATGGAATCATTAATTAGTTTGGTGCAACTTTCACCATATCTATCATCTGCCGTTATATCGTGTAATTCACTGCATGGACTTAGGGTAGTAAGGATAATACTGCCTTCTGGAATGTCTCCATACTTCTCAACATACGCTTCCATTGCTGCTCGTTCGGCATGAACACGCAATCCGTCACGAGGGAAATTAACTTTGGCAACTAGATTATTATCTGGGTCTAGCACTGCGGCAGCAACCATGCCGTAATATTCACGATCTTTCCTTCGACAATCAATAAGCATTTTACAGAGCCTGACCAATATACCATCTAACTTTGTTAGATTGTGTATTTCGTAATCTGATTGATCAAACTCTGCAAATTTCATTTCGTTTTAATTTTAGGTTGTCTTGCAGCGTACAATGCTGCTGTTGCCATTTGGTCTTTCTTTTGCGGTGTCTTATTTTTAAACTGCCGATACTTGTTTGGATTAGCTTTCTGAAAGTTGTCTTTCCAAGTGTCTAAATCCATCTCTGGTTCTAATTGACGCTCACTTACTTTTTTTTTAGTCGATCTAGTTTATTGGTTAAAGATTCAAAATACGGATCAACACTTTCTTCATATCTAACTGGAGAAATTACTGCATTAGAAAGATCCATTCCTGCGGCCGCTTGTCTCTTACCCCATGCAATTGTAGCACTACGTCCAAAGATTGGTTTAGGATTGACAGGTTTGCCGTTGATGGTGATATTGTAAGATGTGACTTCTTGACGATTTTGTTGTAGTTCTGGATCATCTAGATCGTGTCTCTCATCATCACCACGATTGCGATAACCGCCTACGCCGTATGATGGAACGCCTACACCTTCTAATTCTGTCTGCTCACCACTGACAGCCTGTAGCACAGCATTTAAATAGTCTGCGGCTTTGGTAATCTTGCTTTGTTGCCAAGCATCTAGACCTTGTTGCTCACTATACTTACGAACCATGTGTAATAGTGCTTCGGCATTCTTGGCAATACTTTGTAATTCGCTTGATGCCATCTGTATTTCGTGATCTTCTGCTACGTCTTCATTGGGCACACAGTTTCTTACCTGCTTGCCAGTTGTAGCACTTTTCTTAGTACCTGCGGCATGATAACCCGACCAGCAACTGGTATAACCATTACTATCTTTGGCACCTTTTTTGATTTCCATGACATTGCCATGTGTTTGGCACATGCCACAGTCTGGACATACTGTTTCCATTGTCATATCTTCATTGTGTTTCTTCTTACCGGCACAGTGAGCCTTCTGACTGAAACCTTTTGGGTGTGAGCAGTTGATACTACTCTTGTACTTTTTACTCCACTCTTCCGCCACACCTTGCTCGTCACTCTTGTTAATCAAATCAATGTTACCAAACTGACGAAGATGTTTTATTGTGTTATTAAGATGGTGGTGATAATCCGGATCGTCTTTACTTACACCATTTTGTGCTAATAATTTTTCAGCATGACGATGTGTTGGCATTTCTTTCTTCAATAGTTCTGGAGCGCCTTCCACCACACCTTGTTCTTTGATATTTTTATTCTTTTTCTTAGCAGCTAAGTGATTCAAGTAAGCAGCCTTTTGCTTTTCTGGGCTACGCATATCAGTTGGGTCAAACCAGTCACTTTTCTTGATTG